TGAGTCAAACAAAACCATTTTTCATACCACAAAAAGAATTTGATTTAATTAATCAGTTAAATGAAGAATTGATTGATGAAATTGTAGGACAATCTGTTGACATTTATAAAATAAATGTAGAAAATACAGAGGAAAATTTATATGGTGAATCAACAACTAAATATTATGATGTTGGTTTTAGAGTAAATTGTTTAATTTTATATAATGAACCTGAAATAACTCAAGATGAGTTTGGAACTGATTTAAATGCATCAGTTGAAATGTATTTCCAAAGAGAAAATTTATCAAGTGGTTCACTTAATTTTTATCCAGAGATTGGTGATATTGTAGATTGGAATGATTTCTATTGGGAAATCAATGGAACAACAGAACCACAATTGTTTGCTGGACACCCAGCCTTCAAACATCAAATTAAAGCGACAGCTCATAGAGCGAGATTGTCATCATTACAAATAGAAGAGAGACCAAAATAATGATTAAACTAAAAGATTTATTATTGGAAAGAAAATTTAAAATGAAAGGTAAGTATTTATATATGCCAGGTGGTGAGGTATCATCTTTACCAGGTGCATATGATAATGATGCTCTAAAAGTCAGGGTTGGTAGAGAGAGTTTTAATATTTACAAAGGTAGAAAAGGAATTATAGCTATTGGTGATAAGTATTCAAAAGAATTTAAAAATGGTAATGATTTAGCTAAATGGTTAAATAAAGAAAAAGCAAAATATGTTGGGATAGATAGAAGATAATGGCTGTACAACAAATAACACATAAAAAAATTATAAAGTATGACACCAACAGTCCAAACTTTAAAGCCGCACCAAAAGAAGAAAAGGTGGTTAGTGGTAATGTACAAGAAGATACTGATGTTTATGGTGAAAGAAAACATACTTATATACCAGACCCAAATGGTAACTTAAAGATGGAAGAATTGATGGGTAAGGTGATAAATAAATTAGATAATATACCCGGTGGAAGTCAAACAGGTACAAAAGCAGTTGAAGTAGATATAAAAAGAGAAATTGCAATAGGTAAAGTCGATGCAAGTGCAGTTAAATCAGAAGAAATTAAAGGTAAGGTTAATAATAAATTGGATAAACTTAAAAAATTGAGAAGAAGAAATGGCAATTAAACCGATTACAAATAAACAAGTAGTTGCTAGTCCTAATGTCAAAAGAGTAAATCAAGTCTCTACGAGAAATGAAACCATTAGAGGAAATAGGGGAACAACAATTGTTCCTGGAAAAGATTTTACAAAAAATTATTCAGTAACATTAAAGGATATAGATACAGCTGTATTGAATCACATAAAAAATATAATTAAACCAAAAGTTATGGAAGCTAATGAAATGGTTGATGTTACTGTGATGTATGGTAATGAAGAGAGGTGGAAATCTGTTCGTAAAAGAGGGGTAATGAGAGATAGAAATGGTTCAATTATTTTACCATTAATTATGTTACGAAGAACAGATTTAAGTAGAAATCCTTTAAGTGAAATGGGTTATGACCATGATGTAAAAAGGGAATTTGTAAATATAGTTAGAAACTCTAGTTGGAGTAAAGATAATAAATATGATAGATTTTCTGTTTTAACTGGTATACAACCTAAACAAGAAAATATAGTAACTGGTGTACCAGATTATGCGGATATGACTTACGAGTTTGTTTTATGGACTGGATTTATAGAACAAATGAATCCATTGGTTGAAACTTTTATCGCTCAAAGTGCTACATATTGGGGAGATTCTACTGATTATAAATTTTTATGTACTCTTGATTCTATAACAGACGCGACAGAAATAAATTCAGATGGTGAAAGGTTTGTAAAATCTTCTTTTTCAGTAAAAACAAGTGCTTATTTGTTACCAGAATATTTAAATAGTGTTATAAACAATACCACTTCAAATATGAAAAGAGAAATAGCACCATCTTCAGTATCATTTACATTTGAGAGTAATGCTTCAGATGAACAAATAATAACTCCGTCAAATGCTAAAGGTATGTTAAACTCTGATGGACTTACAAATATTTCAGGTAAATTTAAAAATCAAAAACCGATGAATGCTACTATTAAAAAAACAAAATAAATTTAAGTTTTAGAAGATATTATATATATTTATATATGATTAATTAAAATAATGGAGGTTATATGTCAGAAGAAGTAAAATTTTCAGACGATGAAATAAAACAGATAGATGATATTCAACTTGAATATGTTAGAATAAAAGATGAATTTGGTGGAATTTGTCTAAACAAAATTAATTTGAGAGATAGAATTAGTGAGTTGGATGAATACGAAGATTCATTAGCGAAAGAATATGAAAGTAATAAGAATAAAGAAAATTCGTTAATGGATGAGTTAAACAAAAAATATGGTAATGGTAGTTTTAATCCAGAAACAAAAGTTTTTACACCAGCACCAAATAGTCAACCACAAGTTGAACAAAAATAATTAAAAAAAAACAAATAAATATTTTTGTTTGGGTGAAGATTCATATATTTATATATGGTAACTGTTATTTGCCCAAATCGATTAATACATAAAATTTTATACCTACATAGGAGAATTTAGATGGCCGAAAAAATTATTTCCCCCGGAGTTTTTACAAATGAAATAGATGCGACTTTTTTACCAGCGGCAGTTGGTGAGATTGGAGCGGCTGTTGTTGGACCAACTGTTAAAGGTCCAGCATTAGTACCAACAGTTGTTACAAGTTATAGTGAATATCAAGCGATGTTTGGAGATGCATTTACATCAGGTTCTGATGATGTCCAATTTTTAACATCACATGTTGCTGAACAATATTTAAGACATTCTGATACATTAACTGTTGTTAGAATATTAGATGGATCTACATCTAATGCTTCAGCTAATGTAACTGTCGGAACTGGTAATTATCATACAGGTAGTTCAAATCAGGCGGGATGGACTTTTGCTGATAATGACACAAGTGCGAGTTTTAAATTACACACTTTAGCTGATGGACATATTATGAATAATAATTCTCTCTCATCATCGACATCTACGGGAAATGCTGATATACAACCAACAGGTTCATTGACTGGTTCAAATGGTTTATTATTGTCTGGTTCAAAACATAATTTGAGATGGGAAGTAGCAGGCACTAACCCTAGAAAAGGAACATTTAATCTTATTATAAGACAAGGGAATGATACAACAAAAAGAAAACAAATTTTAGAAACATTTAATAATGTTTCATTAGACCCTAAAGCAAATAATTATATTGGAAAAATGGTTGGTGATTCTGTTAAAGTGATAGCGGGCACAGAGTCTGAACCTTATATAGAATACAGTGGTTCTTATGAAAATCAATCTAAATATGTTAGAGTAGAAGTTCTTAAAAAGACAGTAGATTATTTAGATGAAAATGGAGAAGTTAGAGTTAATGAAGCTTCTACATCATTACCTGGTTTAGGTAGTGGTTCTTGGCATGGTTCTTTCTCTGGTGGAGACAATGGATGGTCTGGATTTGATGCATTAGGTAATACAGCTGGTGATGAAGGAGCTGCAGATTATACATTCTATGAAAATATTGGTGATAAATCACAAGGATTTGACCCAATGGAAGATAATCAAGGTAAAACAGCTTATACAAAAGCACTTAATTTACTGTCAAATAACGATGAATATGATTTTAATTTATTATTATTACCAGGTTTATTACAATCCGAACAT